CAGCGGCTGTCGCCGAGGTCCGCCCGGCACAAGGGGCTGAACGCCTCGCCGACCACCTGCTGGACGGCCTGGATCATGCCACGCAGCTCGGCCTTGAATCGGCCCTGCGCGATGGCGATCTCGCCCAGGGTGCCGCGGCGTAGCTTGACGATGCCGGTGCCGGGCGCCGACCAGTCGATCAGCATCAGCCGCACGGCCGCGTAGTCGAACAGCCCGGCGCGCAGCTCCGCATCGGTGATCTGCTCGGAGTCGAGCACGCATCCGACGGTCAGCTCGTCGACGCTCAGGTCGGCGCGGGCCTGGATCTCGCCGGTCTCATACCCGACAGCGGTCAGATAGGTGCCGTCGACCGGCGCGCCCTGGCCCGTGACCTCAATAGCCCGGTCGTGGTCGGTGTAGCGGTACGTCGCCCCGTCGGCGCGCTCGATCAGCCAGCAGGTCGCCAGCGTCGTGGTCTCGGCGTCGAGGTTAAGGGGATTGGTTTTCACTTTCAGGTGTTCACGGCTTCAGCTCCACCACCGGCAGGCTCTCCAGGTGGAACAATTCGCTAGTGACAAACTCGGTCCGGAACATGTCGGTCTCAAACCGGGCCGGCACGTCGAACTCGCCCGACCAGGTGAGCGTCTCGCCAATGGGATAGAGCCCGGCGTAAGCGCTGGCCTGGGGCGCGCTGGTGTAGACCGTCCCGTCGATGCCGTCCAGGGTGATGTCGTTGGCGCCGGTGACGGTGATCACGTAGGCGGCATCGGTCAGGGGCGCCCAGTAGCCGGCCAGGCCGCGCAGCCAGATGGTCTGGCCGGTGGTGAATCCGTGCGCCACTGCGAAGTTGATACGCGCCGGGTTCTCGGCGTAGGCGTATTGAATCGTCGCCTCGCTGTCGGGGTTCAGCGACAGGATGCCGGTGGCGGTGTCCAAGCTGGCGTAACCTTCGGGGCTCCCCGCTCGGGTCAGGGTCACGCCGCTCCTGGGCTTGGTGATGGTGCGCACGTAGGGGTAGCCGCTGCCGTCGTCGTAGGTCTTGACCAGTTGCACGTCGCGCGCGCCGTCCGGGTCGAAACCTTCCGCCGAGACCTCGAAGTCGGTCCAGTCGCGAAAGCGAAAACCCTGCAGGCTGCCGCGCCGAGCGCGAAAGAATGCCTGCAGCGCGTCATTGGTCGCTTTTTGGATATGGCGCTGGCCCAGTTGCCAGCGCCCGCGCGCGACCTCCCAGTTCTGGTTGCGCTGCTCGAGACCGGCTGCGGTGGTGACGATCCCGGTGCTGAACTCCGGTCCACCGATGACGCTGTAGTCGCGGCCCACGTCCAGGAGGATCTCGGCGAACGCGGTCATCAATCACACCCACAGTGTGTTAGTGCTATGTCATCGCCGGCGAGCTCGAGCGCCTCGGAGTCGACCTGTTCCTGCCGCTCGATCGCCCAGACAAGATACTGCCGCGCTTTTTTAAGGTCCTCCACACCGCCCTTGTGCCGCCACCGCGCGAGGTATTTCAGCGTATTGCCCGTGGCGTACCCGACGAACTCATCGCCCGTCAGCATGTCGCGGATGTGATCGATGGTCTCGATCTCACCCTGGGTGTAATGCGCCGGCTGATAGATGTCTTCGTTCATCGGTTCCGCTGCATGGCACGCCGCACGCTGTCACCGACACGCGCGGCGATCTGTTCCTGGCTCTGGCGGCTCGCCTCGCCCTGGATGGTGAAATTATTTGTCACGCTGACCCCACCGCCGTTGCGCCGGTGGCGCGGATCGTTACGGGTGAGGACCTCCTCGCCCTGGTGCAGGATGGCCGGGACCTCGCCGCCACCGGCGAACCGCGGCGCCCCGGCGAAGGCCATCGCCGGCACGGCGCGGGTCGGCCCGCCGGCCCCGGCGATGCCGCCCTGGTGGAAGATGCCGGCGAGGACGCTTTTGCCCACATCGACCGCGGCACCCACCCAGCCACCACCGCCACCGCCGCCGCCGACATCGCCGAACAGTTTTTCGGCCAGTTTGGCGGCGGCGATGTCCGCGGCCATGCGGTTGAGGGTGCGCAACAGACTGTCGCCGAGGCCCGATAAACCGTCCTTAAAGGGTTCGAAGAAGAAATCCGCCAGTGCACTCTCGATGTTGCGCGCCCCCTGTACCGCAAATTCGTTCAGTGTGTCACCGGTCTCCTGGATGGCGTCGTTGATTTCCTCGAAGCCGCCACGGGCCTCGCCGATGCGCCGCTGGACGTCCTGCTGCGCCTGGGCGTATTGCTCGCCAGATAGATAGCCGGCCTCGTACAGCTCACGGTTGCGGTCGAGTTCGCGATTCAGGGCGCGGGTGGGATCGATCAGGTCCTTGACCGCCTCGGCCGAGCGCTGCATCTGCTCCTGGATCTTCGCCGCGGCCTCGCTTTGTCGCGCCACCGCCTGGTCGAGTGCGGCGCCGAAGCCCGCCGGGCCGGCGGGTGCCTCACGGGGCTGGGAGGTGGCCGCGCGGCCAGGGGCTGGCACACCTGTTCCGGCGGGCTTCGGCGCCGCTCCCGGCGCACCAGGTCGATCGAACTGCAGCTCGCCCATGGCGCGCTTGATCGTTTCGATCTCCTGCTCGATCGCCGCGGCTTCCGCGGCAACCTCGTCCTTGTTCCAGAGAAACCGATAGGGGCTGTTCTGCAGCTCGTCCAGGCGCTCCTGCAACGGCTCAAGCTTCTTATTCAGTGCGTCGTACTCGGCCCCGAAACCGCTCGCCCCGGCGGCCATCTCCGCGACGCCCTTCGTGAACGCGGCGATCCCAGCCACGGCCTTAGCCATCCACCCGGCGAGATCGATCACCGCCGTGGTGATGGCGTTCATGCCCGCCACAGTAGCCGGGTCCTGCATCACGGCGGTGAGCTCCTTGGTCGCCGCGACCGCATCGTTCATGCCGCCGCCTTTGGCCTCGAGCAGATCGCCGAAGGCGTTGCCGAGCTGGGAGAGCGCCCCGCCGAGGGTGTCGGTGGCGGCCTCGGCCGCGCCGCCGAACTGGCGCTGCAACTCCTCGAGGATGACGCCCTGCGCCTCGGCGGTGCGTCCGGTATCCACCAGGGACTTGACCAGGGCGCGCTGATCGTCGGTGAACTGCACGCCCGAGCGCGACAGCGCGTTGAGGCCCCGGATGGGATCGTTCAGCGCCTTGCCGACCGACAACGCGCTGGATTTGAGGTCCTGCCCCATCGCCACGGACATGTCCAGCACGGCCGCGGTGGCGCGGTCGAACTGGGGTCCGGCGATCTGGGTGAAGGTGAGCAGCAGGGACTGCATCTCGATGATGGCCTCGTCGCCGAAGGTCGTCATCGTCTGCAGCTCGGCCGCGAAGGCGGCCAGTTCCTGGGAGGTCTTGCCGGCGGCCCCGCCGGTGGAGTCGATACGCTGCTCGAGCTGGCGCATCGCCTGTTGCTGGCGCTCGGTGGCCTGGATGATGGCCCTAAAGGACAGCGCCGCGCCGATCCCGCCCAGCGCCCCCTGAAGCGAAAAAACCGCGCGTTTCAGGCCGCCCAGGTTACGCTTGACGCGCCCGACCGTGCGGGTGAAGTCCCGCGACTCCCCGCCAATTTTGATGATGAATTTCTGGTCAGGCACTACCAGACATCCGAATACAGCAGCGAGTACCCGAACACGGTCACACCCGCATATAGGACGCGGTCAAGCTGGTCCCGCACATAGTGCAGACCGAACCGTTGCGGAAAGGCCCACCGCGGTGTTCCAAACCACAAGCGCCAGAATAGCCGTCGGCGAAAGATGACGGGGCTAGAGTCATGGGCCAGAAGGTGATCAGCCACGATCCAGCCACTCCATCAAGGACTCCCAGCCCTCCCGGTCGGACTGGGCGCCGCGCACGGTGACGGCCAGGACCCGCAGCCGGCGCCGCTCGATGCGCTCGGCGGTGGCGAGATAGGCGCGGGCCTGGCGCAAGGTCATCGTCATGACGTCCCGTCGCTGGTGGCCGGCGGCGACGAGTTCGCCGATGAGATCGACCCAGCCGCCGCCTCGAGGCGCGCCGTCACGCGCGCCAGGCTCGCCGCGAGACGGCGGGTGAAAAAATCCAAGTTGACCTCGAACACCGCGGTGGCCAGGTCGATAAAGTCATCGATATACAGACCTGCCACCCACCGGTCCCCAAAAGGCCGCTTGATGGCCAGCGCCACGATCTCGACGGCCTCGTCGGTATGCGCCAGGACGAACGCCTTGAGATCGACCTCGATCGCTTCGGCCTCCGGCTGGTCAGTGCCGCCCCGCAGCTCGGCGAGCAGCGGGTCCAGCACGCGCCGGACCGGGCCGACCTGGCCGATGGTCAGCGGGGCGACCTCGATTTTCTCGCCGCCGATATAGAGCGTGCGCACCAGCGGGTCGAGGGTCTCGATCTCCTCCTGCCCGGCCGGCGTCATCGGCATGCCGCCCGGCCGCCGATCCGGCGTCATCGTCACGCCGCCCGGCCGTTCAGATACATGGCCGCGCGGCCATCAGTGGGCACGACCACGGCCAGGTCGAACGCGAGCGACTGGATCGTGTCGCGGCTGCGCCAGGCCAGCTCGCCGCTCGGGATCAGGCGGCACTGCGGGATGAACAGGTCGCGGTTCGCCCCCTTGGTGTTGTTGGCGACGTACCGGAAAGCGCCCTCGGCCGGGCCGAGGTCGTGGGTGGCCACCTGCTCCCAGGAGACGGTGGTTTCGTCGTAGTCGGCGGTCAGCACGGTGTCGTCGGCGATATTCCCGCCGGGGATGATGTAGATCCGCCCGTTGACCAGGTCCTCGCGATAATCGGTATCCAGCGTGTAGGTGGTCGGGACGCTGTCCTTAATCACCAGGCTCTCGATAGCGCGCACGCCCGCGGGCTGGCTCGCCGATACGCCCATCTGATACCACAGACCCTGCGTCACGCCCTGCCCGCCGTTGATCGCCTGGGCAGCCTTGGAGCCGGCCGTGGTGCTGAGCGAGGTCAGCGAGCCGATCAGGAACAGCCCGAGGTTATCGGCGGAGATGTCACGCAGGGTGAGCCGCCCGGAGCGGTCCACACTGGTCGCCTCGTCGATGATCTTCTCGGCGATCGGCCCGTCGCCGCCGTACTCGGTCACGCGCTCCTGCTCGATGGTAATCGCCACCTCCGGGGTGTCGGCCAGGTAACGCTCGCCGGCGGGCAGGCCGGCGGCGTCGAACTCGTCGAAATAGCAGCGCCCGGCGCCGAGCACGATGTTCTTGGTGGTAGGATACATTTCGCGTCTCCTGTCTGGTTACTGAAAATCCACGACCACCCGGGTCGCCTGGAAGGTGATCGGGAACAGCGCAAAGCCCTTGTAGTCGTCGGGATAGACCGGCTGCGGACGCCCGGTGATCAGCAGCGGTGAATACCCGCTGTCCGCCGGGGTCCAGCCGTGCAGGGCCGCGGCGATCGCCTGCAGCAGCGGACTGGCAAGGGATGCGGCGGTGACCACATCCGCCGCGTCCCGGACGAATGGCACGCAGACATCGATTCGCCAGGTCTGGGTCTCGATGCCGGACCCGTCCGGACTCATGTCCGCATACTGCGCCGCATCCGGCTGCACGTAGGCCGCCGGGAGCTGGGGCGAGATGTCGTCGACCCCGGCCAGGTAGGTCGCCGAGGCGACCGTCGTGATCGCCGGGACCTGCAGTTGCAGGCGTGAGATGATCTCGGGCTCGAGGCTCAGCATGCCGGTCAACGCCCCCGCTGCCGGTGGAGGACCTCGAACCGAATCTCGTGTCCGAGCGCCTTGGTCAGGCGGCGCGGCACCTCGGATTTGATGCGCGCCTGCGCGGCGGGCGGGATCTCGAGCGGCACGAACTGCTCGTCGATCGGCAGGCGCGCCCGGCCCCGGCGCTTGAATATGCCGACGTGTCCGGTGGCCGTCTCCGCCCAGAATGCCCCCGGGAAAAAGTGCTTGCCCGCGCGCGCCCCGCCCCGGGCCCGCTTGCCGAGCAACAGCCCCCGGCGCTGGGCGCTGGTCACGAGATACCCCGCCGCCAGCGGCTGCGTTCCGGCCCAGACCGAACCGCGCGGCCGGTTGCCCTGGCGCCGCGAGGGCAGGCGCTGGAGCACGCGCCGGCGGGACCGGAGTAGTTTCTGGGTGACGCCGGCGCCGGCGGCCATCTCCCGCAGGACCTCGCGGTGGGTCTGCCGCGTGACGGTCGCCGCCGCGCGGCGCGATGCAGTCTCGATCTGCCGCGGCAGGGCCTGCAGCGTCAGCAGCGTACGGTCCAGGCCATCGAAATTGACGTCGAACTTCATATCGTGTATTTCGGCCAGCCCATCATCTCGGGGGCGAACGCCCGCACCGCGTCGATCGAATCCATCGCCTGCACGTGGTCGATATAGTCCTTAGCCCCGCCCAGGGTCGCGGCATCGTAGTGGGTCTGCTCGATCTCCATCAGTGTGATCGGGCCGGCTTGCGGACAGACGTTGACGAGCGCGATGCGCGCCAGGCGCGCGCTGCGAGACCATTCCGGCTCGTTGCGCTCGAGGCGCTCCTCGGCATGGCGCTCGATCTCCGTTACCTTGCGATCCTTCCACCACGCGAGCTCCTCGGCCATCGTGCCGGGTTCGACGATCCGCCCGCCCCGCTCGAGCATCGCGACCACATCCGGACTCTCCGGGAGGGTGACTCCGCCGACATAGTTGCCGTTGCCGTCGGTGAGATAGACGAACTGCCGCTCCCAACTGGACCATATCGCACCCTGAACCTCATGGCCGTAATGGCTGCTCCGTTCGCTCATCACACCTCCCGGAAAAATTCTGCCGGAATCCTGGGAAAGCTCTTGTGGACCACCGTGACCTCGTTTTCTTCGTTCGGCTCGGTCACCAGATACGGCTTGCCGGCAATGATGCCCACCTCCCGGCCCTCGTCCTCGCCGAGGATCTGATCGGCTTCGGCCACCATGATCCGGATGCGCATCACTCGGGCGCTCCGCAGGAAACAATCACCTCCTGGATCTTGGGCACCAGACTCGCCGGACACTCCGGGCATTCCACAACCGGCGGGCAAACCACCTCGGGCGGACAATCCGGGCATGGCTCGGGATCCGGGCACTCGACCGTCGGCGGGCAATCCGGGACCTCGGGGCATTCGGCCTCGCGTTCGGCCAGCAGGATCCAGGTGTGATAGGGGTCGCTCCGATCACTCTCGCTGAGCCCATCGGCCTCGGCCGAGACCTCGAACCGGTATTGCGCCGCACCTGGCTCGATGACCGTCTCGAGCGGGTATTCGTTCCTTTGCGCCCTGACCCTCGGCAGGGCCTCGCCGTCCCGGGTGATGTACACCCACCACCAGTCGGCATCGTCCTGGGAATCCCAGGTCAAGGCGAGGGTGGTCTCGTCGAGGGCCGGATGTTGGGGCGGGGAGGCGCTGCCGGCTTTGCGGCGGTTGGATTCGGTCAGGGTGAACGGCGTGAAGGTCGCCGGGTCGTTGTCGAGCCCCTCGGGGATCTTGTCGGGCGCCAGGCGCTCGCCCTGGTCGGTCTGGGCGTTGACCTTCAGACCGATGCGGGTCTCCTGACCCACATCAGGCTCCAGTCCCAGCGCGGACCAGCGCAGTCCGGTCTCGATCCTGCGGGATCGATCTGCCTGGCAGATGACATCCGCCGGCAGGTAGACCATGCTCGCCGGTTGCTCGCGCTGGCGGCCCT